TAGAGCTCTTCTTGCTTCAGCATATTCACTGTTATTTCTAAAAGCATTCATCTTTTGTCTTAATTCAGATTTTTTTTCAGGATCTTTTTCTGTCATTATTTCACGAAATAAATCTTTACGTTCTTTTTCTCTTTCAAGATGTCCTTGATAATCATGCTTCTTTTTAAACTCATCAGTCTCAGCTGCTCCTGAACGTAGGTTTGTAATATCCTGATTAACATAATCACCAAACTTAGTTAAAAATCTACTTAATAGTACTTCAGGTGAATCTGGAAAGTTCTTATTACCACCTATACCGTGAACGTTCATAGAATATAATCTAGCGAAACTCCCTGAATCTAAAATATCTTTTCTAGACTTTCCTACAATACTTATCAAAAAATCACCAAATGATTTTCCTGATTTCATTTGTACCATTATTTCGTTGTCTGATGAGCTTATCGGCGGGCCATATTCACGTAAAAATCGATTGGCCATTTGGTTAAATTTGTCCATATTATTATTTATCTAATTAGAAGTAGTTTTGTAGATAGTCTATTAAAGTAATCTTTGTTTAAAAACGTTAATTCGTAACGTTTCGTAAACTTTTTGACTCCTGAAAACGTATATTTACCGATATCCATATTATTAATCTTATTTATCATTGAATTTATAGTTGTTTGAGCTTTACCATCATTTATACCGATCAGATGGTCAAGATATACTATAGAATATTTACTAATAAATATTTTTAAAGGTAGAAGTCTATCTACTCTACGAAGAAAATTGGTAAAAAAAGTTAAAATGTCGGTTTCTTTATAATATTTTGTTAATTCACAGTCATCTAACTGAGTATTATTAAAGTATATAATAGACTTAGACTTACAATTAAGTAACCTTTGACATATATTGTATATAGTATAGTGGTATATAAACTTTTTAACCTGCAGATTGTTAATACTCTTTTCTAGTAAGTTAAATTCATGTAAAGAATTGATTATCTGTGGTTGTATATCGTTTATTAATAACTCATTAAAGTCAATTATAGTAAAATCATGGTTTTCTATATGTAAATCAGTCATCATCCTCTTTATTATAATACTGTTCCAAAAAAAGCTTAGGTGGTCTACCGATTCTGCAGTTTATAATACCATTATAATAATTTTCACTCAATAGAACATCCTTTTCAAACTGCATTTTAGTTTCAAAATATGATAATTCAAATTTGCTATTGCAAAATTTTAAAATTTTAAAGTTAAATTTATCTAAACCAAGTAAAGATATGTCATTATTAAGAGCATCTGAAGAACCTGTATATGTTTTCCAGTCACTTTCAATAAAATCGATACGTTTACGTTTTTTACCTTTTAATGGTTTACGTTTTATTTTACGAACCATTTGCTTTTTACCGATATATTTTTTATCATTAATAGTGTTAATAATTTCATATATAAAACCGAAAGTACCTTCCGGTATCGGTTTATATACCTCCCATATACCTGTATCCATTATGATATTTACTTTTTATTCTTTGATTTTCTAGTTTTTTTCTTTTTCTTACCTACTTTACCTTTTCTGGAATACATTGCGCCTAAAGCTGTTGGTCTTCTAAAATCTCCTGGAGCGTAAGCATCTGTACCTGGTGTACCACTGACTGTCGTACCATACCCAGCAGCAGCTGTAGGTCCTAAAGCCCCTCCTCCAGTCGAGTTTTCATCTTCTTCTGTTGTTTTTTTCTTTTTAAGTATTTTTTTAAATGCTTTTTCAAATAAAGTTGTTTTCTTCATAATAGTATTTATAATTAAAATGTGAGTTTATTAGATCAATACATAGATGAAATAGAAAAAGATTTACAAATTAATGAATTTAATCTAAAAGATTCATCGATGAAAGCCCCAGCCCGTAAGCATTACTGGGTATCTAAATTAATAAGACATAAACAAAATCTATTAAAGCTTAGAATATTAAGAGAATCCCTAAAGAAAGAAGTAGTTCAAAAAATTCTAGAAGAAAGCCCAGTTAAAGTAACTATACCGGTCGCAGAGAAAGCAAGTTATAAACATGAAAAGATGAAGGAAATATCTGAAAAGATTAGTAATGAAGAACTAATTATTGAATTTTTAGAAAAAACCGAAAGAACTTTTAGTGCCATAGGTTTTGATATAAAAAATATTATTGAAATAATGAAAATGGAGCAATTGTAATGAAGTTTAAATTAGAAAAGGGTAAGATACGTATAATAACTGATAATCTTGATGATATTAGAGAGCATTTTAGTGTAAAAGATGACACAGCAAGGTTTAGACTTAGAGGAAGAGCAAGGTTTTATTCTAATCCACGTATATACTGTATAACACCAACTGGGCTTTTCGAACCAGGTCTATTTTTCGATATATTAACTTATATAAAGCAAGAATATACAGATATAGATATAGACGTCGATGAGCAAGTTTTAGAAGTTGTTAAACCTTGTAATTATAAATATCATTCAGCCTATAATTTATTAAAATTTCCTTTAAGAGATTATCAATTAACGTCTGTAGAAAATGCATTAAAGTTTGGTAGAGGTATTATTAAACTTGGTACCGGTGGTGGTAAAACTTTAACTATTGCTTCATTACTAATGAGTATGTTTGAAGATAACCCTAAAATTAAAATATTAATTATAGTACCAGATCTAGGTTTAGTTAATCAAACATATAATGATTTTGTAGAGTATGATGTTAAGTTTAAATTTACCAGATGGACCGGTAAACTAAAGCCTGATTTAACAGCCAACTGTATTATAGCTAATAGAGGTATATTACAAAGTCAGTTTGATGATAATGATTGGATAAAATATGTAGATGTGTTAGTTGTGGATGAATGTCATACAATTAAAAAGTCTAATAAAATTAGTAAGATGGTTAATAAAATAACTACTAATAATAAGTTCGGTCTAACTGGTACATTACCTGATAATAAGCCAGATGAATGGAATATCTTAGGTAAATTGGGTAAAGTAATATACGATAAGGATAGTTATGCCCTTAGGTTAGAAAGCTATTTAACTAACGTCGACGTTAAGGTAATTAATATAGGCTATAAAGATAAACCTTTATATGCAAATGGTAGTAATAATTTTAAAATTGAACTAGATTTTATTTATAGTAACGATTTTAGAAATAGTATTATACATAATATTTGCAATAAGTTTAATAGTAACTCTTTAATATTGGTTAACCATTTAACTCATGGAGATGCATTATATACTAAATTATCTCAATGTGAAGGTAAACAAGTATTTTTCGTTAAAGGTGAGGTTGAAGTAGAAACTAGAGATGAAATTAAAAAAATAATGGAAACTAATAATAATGTAATTTGTATTGCAATGAGCTCTATTTTTAGTACTGGTGTTAATATAAAAAATATTCATATGATTATGTTTGCAGCGGGTGGTAAAAGTTTTATAAGAACTATTCAGTCGATTGGTCGTGGTCTCAGATTACATGAAAGTAAAAATAAATTGTTAATTATCGATTTATGTGATCAATTAAAGTATGGTATACGGCATGGGGATAAAAGAAAAGAAATATATAGTTTAGAAAAAATAGGTTATACATTAACCGATATAGTTGAAAAGTAGTATCTATAATCTATAATTAGAGTATGGCTAATACTAAAAAGACAACTGGTAAGAGACGAGGTCCTAAACCTAAAAAGACAGAATATTATGTTGATCCTCGTGAACTAAAAGCTGAATTAATAGCATATTATGAATGTGAAGATTGTACCCCTAAATTAGGTGATATGATTCATAAGATTGCGCATGGTCTAAGTTACTCGAGTAACTTTATTAACTATACCTATCGAGATGAAATGGTAGGCGATGCTCTAGTTAAAATGTATACTGCAGTTACTAATAAAAAATTTAATGTAGATTCTGAATATAACCCATTTTCATATTTTACTACCATTGCATTCCATGCTTTTATTAATAGAATTAAGAAAGAAAAGAAGCATGCAGAAACTTTAAGCCAATATAAAGAAAAGGTTTACGAACAAGAAATGTTAGATTCAATGGATGGTAGAGTTTATGTCAAACCAATGTGTGATGATCTAGATCTTAATGGTAATGACTAAAGTAGCATTATTTTCTGATATACACCTAGGTGTTCATCAGAATTCTGATTTCTGGCTAGGTATATCTAATAAATGGGCTGATTGGTATATTGCAGAGCTAAAAAGTAAAAATATTACTGATATAATATTTTGTGGAGACTTCTTTCATTATAGAGATGAAATATCAGTTAAAACTTTAAATTTTGCTAAAGATTTATTAGATAAGTTTAAAGATTTTAATATTACTATGATTACTGGTAATCATGATGCTTGGTATAAAGATACATCTGAAATTAATAGTTTAAGTATTTTAAAAGGTTATAAAAATTTAACTGTTTACGATAGACTAGCAACAGTAGAGTATAAAGGTAAAACGGTATCATTTTGCCCTTGGGGTACTAAAATAGATGATATACCTAATAGTGATTTAATATTTGGTCATTTTGAATTAGAAAATTTTAAAATGAATATGTTTAAAATATGTGATCATGGAGATGATCCAGATATTTTAGTAGAAAAGTCAAAATTAATATTTACCGGTCATTTTCATGCTAGAGATGAAAAGCATTATAAAAAGCAAGATAGTTCAATTATATATGTGGGTAATCCTTATGAAATGGACTTCGGTGATACATTACAAACTAAAGGTTATTACATTTTAGATTTTAATGACCTATCATATGAATTTTATAAAAATAATATTACACCAAAACATATTAAAATAATTTTATCTAAACTAATTAATATTGAAGATGTTGAAGGAGTATTTAAAAATACTTTACCCGGTAATATTATAAAGCTAATTATTGATAAAAATATTAGTAGTGATCATCTTGATGCTTTAGTAACCAAACTAACTACTTTTAAGCCAGTAGAATTAAGAATTGATTATGATGTAAACTATAATAAACTTAAAATAGAAAATGATGAAGATTATGATCTATCAGGAGTAGATATTAAACACGCTATTAGTGAGTTTGTTAATATGTTAGATATAGAAAATAAAACAGATGTAGTAAACTATACAACGTCTTTATATGAAAGGGTAAAATAATGAAATACGTAAGTTTTAAAGAGTTAAAAATTAAGAATTTTTTATCTATAGGGGAAGAATATGTAACTGTAAATTTTGATAAAGGTTTACATATTGTAACAGGTGTAAATAGAGATAAGGAAGATAGGAGAAATGGGGTTGGTAAAAGTACTATTGCGGATGCATTATACTTTGCTATATTTGGTCAAACCTTAAGAGATATTAAGAAAAACTTTATAGCTAATAATTTAACTTCTGGTACCTGTGAAGTACAGCTTTCTTTTGTTGTAGATGATTCAAAGCATGGGGTTAACGAGTTTGATATTATTCGTACTTTAAATCCAAGTAAAGTGTATGTATATAAAAACGGTAATGATAAGACTAGAGATAGTATTGCAAATACGAATGAATATATTAATACTGTACTTTCATCTACTCCAGAAATATTTCAGAACTGCGTTATTATGACTCTTAATAATCATATACCTTTTATGGGTAAGAGTAAGACAGAAAAACGTAAGTTTATTGAGCAAATATTTAACCTTGAAATTTTTAGTAAAATGCTAGGTGAGTTACGAAATGAATATAATGAAATAAAGCGTAATTTTGATATTGAAATTACGAGACTAGAAGAAAGTAATAATAATTTAAATACTCAAAAGCAACAAGTAGATAATTTTGAAGAAAATAAAAATCAAAGAATATATAGAATAGAAAATCATTTAAATACAAAGACTAACGAGTTAACTGGCTATAACGATGAAAAGGAAAAGATTTTATCTATTAATATTAAACCTTATATTAAAAAATCTACAGAACTTGAAAAGCAAATAGGAAATTTAAAACTTACTAAAAACGGTAAGTATGAAAAAATTGTACAATTAAAATCTGATTTAACTACTAACACAAACGCACTTAAGAAGATTGGTACTGATGAAGGTTCATGCCCGATGTGTTTAAGACCATTAGAAGAACATGATAAGGTTTTAATTGAAACAGAGAAAAATAAAATATCTAATCAGTTAGAAAAAATTCTATCAGATATAAAGGATAATAAAGCTAGCTTTGATGAAATAATGGTTGAAATAACTAACTACTCTACAGCTAAATCTAAAATAGATAAAAAACTAAACGACTTAGAAAATCAAAAAGATAATATTTCTTATCTTGAACGTAATATAACTGAAATAGAAAATATTATTAAGCAGTATAGCTCTGATATTAATGATATTAAAAATGAAACTAATTCTTTCGAGGAGTTAATAAATTTATCGACTAATAAGATTGATACTATTAAACAAGAAATAGATTCAATAAAGAAAGTAATTAATCTTATGGACGTCGTTAAGTTTGTTGTAAGTGAAGAAGGTGTTAAAAGTTTTATTGTTAAAAAAATATTATCACATTTTAATGGTAAATTAACTCATTTCTTGAAAAAATTAGATAGTAATTGTGTTTGTGTCTTTAATGAATATTTTGAAGAAGAGATAGTAAATGAAAAGGGTAAAATTTGTTTATATAATAACTTTTCAGGAGCTGAAAGAAAAGCTATCGACTTAGCGTGCTTATTTTCATTTATGGATATGAGGAAATCTCAAGGGGATGTATATTATAATATAAGTTTCTATGATGAATTATTTGATAGTAGTTTTGATGAAAAGGGTGTAGACTTAGTTTTAGAAATATTAAATGAACGTGTTGAAAAATATAATGAATGTGTGATGGTTATAAGTCATCGAAAAGAAAGCATTAAATTTGCTAACGGAGACGTTATATTTTTAGAAAAACATAATGGCATCTCTAGAAGAGTGAATTTTATTGATTAATTAATATTATGCTTATACAAGGTAACCAACCATTTCAATCGAATGCCCCGTTTGCAGCCCAACCGTTTCGAAATAATTTTATTAATCCTAAATTACCCGCTGCTGCAAAACCAGAGCCGGTAGAGCAAGGATTACCGAGATTTTTAAATTACTATGCAGATTACTCTGGGTGTGGTCATTGGAGAATGATATGGCCAGAACAAGTTATGAATGCTCATCAAAAAGCTGTAGTTCATGGTACTACGGTAATGAATGTTGATGAAAGATATTATATACAAACTAAAGGTATAAGAATTCAAAGACAAGCAACACCACAACAATTAGAATTTGTAAAATGGTTAAGGAAGGTGGCTGATAAGAATGATATTAGATTAATTTATGAAATTGATGATATTTGTTTTCATGAAGATATACCTGATTATAACAAATATAAAACAGCATTTACTGATCCAGCTATAAGAAATTCTGCTCAAGAAATGATGGCAATGTGTGATGAAATAACAGTTACATGTCCGTTTATGAAAGAGTACTATAGTAGTAAGACCGGTAATAAAAACGTAACCGTTCTGCCAAACTTTATGCCTAAATTTTGGTTAGGTCGCCATAGTAATATAAATCGTACAATGGAAAGTTACGATAATAACAAGAAAAAGCCAAGAGTTTTATACGCTGGCTCCGGAGCTCATTTTGATATTGAAAATAGAGTTAAATTTAAAGATGATTTTTATCACGTTAATGACGTTATTAGAAAAACTGTTGATAAATATCAATGGGTATTTTTAGGAGCTCACCCATTACCAATAAGAGATTTAGTCCAGTCTGGTAAAGTAGAATTTCATCCATGGAAAAAGTTATACGAATATGGTCAAGGGTTATATGACCTAAACGTTAATATAATTGTAGCTCCTTTACAAGATAATACATTTAATAGAGCAAAATCAGATTTAAAATATATTGAAGCGTGTGCATTAGGTTTACCGATTGTTTGTCAAGACCTTTGTACATATGAAAATGCACCAATTAAGTTTAAAACTGGTGATGAAATGATAGCTCAAATTGAACATACTCTGCATGATAGAAAGCGTTATAAATCTTTATGTAGAAAAGCAACTCAATATGGTGATACTCGATGGTTAGAGGATGATAGAAATATTGACTGCTATACAGAATTATATCAATATGGTGTAAACGACCCTAGGCGGGTCAATTTAAGTAGATATAATTAGGAACTATCATATAATTGTATTGTGAGTTACCGCAATATATATTATGACCCTCGTGAAAGATGTATTAATTTATTTACCTGGGATGAAGATGGTAAAAGAATTAAAGTAACTACATCTTATGATCCTTATTTGTATGTTGAAGGTAAGGGTGATTATGAATCTATTTTTGGTACTAAATTAGTTAAGAAGAGTTTTAGGACTCAGTATGATAGATTCAAGTATATTAAAGATACTGGTATTAAAAGAGTATTTGAGAACCAACCAGCTGTTCAGCAGTACTTGATCGATACTTTTTGGAAGGTTAACGAGACGACTGAATTCAGTAAAAATCCTATTAAGGTTATGTTTCTAGATATCGAAACGTATTCACCAGATGAATTTCCTAATCCGCAAGACCCTACGCATACTTGTAATGTTATTACATGTTTTG